CACTATCCTATGTGTGAGATTCGGCAACAAATACGGACGCGAATACGTAGAAAGACTACGCAACATGATAGCAAGGCATATCACTATTCCTTATGAACTGGTATGTCTTACAGATGACCAACATCCTATAGAGGGTGTTCGCAACATCGTCCAGCCTAATGCCAACTATCCTAAAGGTTGGTGGCACAAGGTACACATGTTTGATCCTGATCTACCCTTGAGGGGTCGAGTATTATATTTCGATCTAGATGTGGTTATCCATGCTAACATAGACAAACTCACGGTATATTGTCCCGGACAATTCGTAGGCATACATGATTTCAATAGAAAATTCTATGCTTCATGGCGATATCTCAACAGTTCTGTAATGGCCTGGGAACACGGCACACAGACACATATCTGGACTCAGTTCCAAACCAATCCTAGAGATGCACAGCGATTGCAGGGAGATCAGGATTGGATCTGGAAACTGTGTCAGAATTCAATCAAATTTTGGCCTAGAGAATGGATCCAAAGTTACAAATGGGAAATCCGAAATCGCAGTGAACTCACCATGAACAACGGCAAACGCACATTCGCCACTGTTCGCAACGATGTTATCCCGGATCCAGAATGCTCAGTGGCGGTGTTTCACGGCGATCCAAATCCCTGTGCGGTACAGGATAAGTTTGTAGTTGACAACTGGTGCTGATGATGTTATACTTGTAGTATGAACACTACATACAGACGTATAGGCTTTGCCTGCAAATGGATCAATGATCCTTCCGAAGTTAACGGAATGAAAATTAACGCTCGCGATCGCGACTTAAATACAGGCTCAACCACAGTTAGATGGTTGCGTGAACATCCTCAAGAAGCAGAACAGCGGCTTTGGGATTTGATGGAGCGAAACATAGAAGCCTGCTACAAATTAGTCAGCAGGGTAGGAACATTAGATGAAGATCTTAGAATGGTACGACTCAGTAGTGATATATTGCCTGTATACACTGAGCCTAGTTGGAAGTGGTTTTGGCGGCAGCCCGATGTTCGGAACTATGCCGAAAGAAATTTTAGCCGAGTGGGTGAACTGGCCCGTGAGAATCGTGTTCGGCTTAGTTTTCATCCTGGTCAGTTCACTGTGCTGGCTAGCGATAATCCAGGTATTGTCGATCGCTCAATAGAAGAATTTGAGTATCATGTAGATATGGCTCGTTGGATGGGCTATGGCAAAACATTCCAAGACTACAAGATTAATGTGCATATTGCTGGCCGACAAGGACCGGACGGTATTCGACGTGCGTTACAACGAATGACTCCCGAAGCTCGCAACTGTCTTACCATTGAAAACGACGAAATGACCTGGGGAATCGAAGATAGCCTTGAGCTAGTCAATGACTGCGCACTTGTATTAGACATTCATCATCATTGGATTAAAACTGGAGAATATATTGAACCGACTGACGACCGTGTTAAAAGGGTTATTGATAGCTGGCGTGGTGTTCGGCCTGTCATACATTATAGTGTTTCACGGGAAGACTGTCTTGTTGAGCATCCCGGACACATCCGCCCCGATCTTTCGACCCTCTTAGAACAGGGTTACAAGAAAGCTAAACTCAGAGCGCACAGTGAGTTTTATTGGAATTCTGCGGTCAATGCATGGGCACTGACTTTCAGAAATCAGTTCGACATCATGTGCGAATCAAAAGCAAAAAATCTTGCTTCGTTTACGTTATACGAACAGGCTAAAAAGATTACTGTCGAGCCGCTGGTTTGCGACCGCGAGTTGTTGCTTTCTTAGCAGCTGCCTTGGCTTTTGTAGCTACTTTTTTAACTTCTGTTTTAGCCTTGTCAACAACCACCGCAGCGTCTTTAGCATCTACTATCCCGTCCTTGTTTACATCGGCAGCAGCTTTGACACCTTCTACCACATTTTGAACAGAAGTTTTAGCATCAGCAAGATCTACCTTACCGTCATTGTTTACATCAAGAGTCTTAGAACTTCTGTTGAAATACACAAGAGCACCGATAACAACTACGACTGCAATCGCTAATAACATTTCCATAATGAATTCTCCTTGGAGTTGTATTTAGTACTTGCCCACAGGCAAAGTCGTACTAGCGGGCATATCCCAGATTTTTTTCTGCTCTACTCCTATTCGTTGAGCAAATCTTTTAGCGTCACACTCTGTGCAGCAATGAAAATAATTGTTGCTGAGACGCTTCTTATCCATGTGTTTGAGATCACGGGTAAACTCTGAGTCACAGCTGTCGCATCTCAAAATCACTGCGATTTTGTTTCTCACATATTCATGCCGATGACCTAGTTTACTGAGTCTAACATAATGATTCTGTTGGATTTCTGTTTTGATAAACATCGTGTATTTACATTAGGCTTATAAAACTTTGGGCTAAATACACTCAGCAACTGCTAATCCTAGGAAAAACTATGGCAAGAAAGACAATTGATATCGGTGCTATTGGCAATGATGGTACCGGTGATAGCATAAGAGATTCATTCAGAAAAGTCAACGACAACTTCCGTGAACTTTATAGTTCTCTAGGGCTAGGTGAAAACCTCACTTTTATCGGCCTAGATGACACTCCGGAAACATATGTAGGTCAGAACGATCCTGTTACCGGATCCACTCCATTAGTTACTGTTAACAACACAGAATCCGGATTGTCGTTTAAGCGATTGATCGCAGGTGCAGGAGTCAGCATAGACTTTACCACCAATCCCAACGAAATCACTATCAACAGCGAATTTTCAGAAATAGTAGCTGATCCTACTCCTCAGTTAGGAGGTGACCTATCCATGAGGTCGGGTGGAAATCAATACAGAATTATTGATGCTGGAACAACAATATCTCCGTTAAGCCCCATCTACAAACATGAATTGGTTAACAAAAATTATGCAGATTCAAAGATAGCTCGAGCAGGAGTTTCTGCTGTTAACCCAGAAACAGGACTAGTAGACGGTTCTTTTGGTACTATGAGTGGTCCGCTGATACTATCACGCAGTCCCGAACCCGACGACGACGAACTTTACGGTGGATTGATCGCAGCCACTAAACAATACGTTGATTCATCTGCATTTGGTAGTTCAGTGAATCTTTATGTGGCTCTAAGTGGTTCTGATGATAGACCCGGTGTTTCCAAAGCTCTACAGGGACGAGCGTTGGCTTATGCTTATCGAACACTAGAAGCTGCACTAAAACGTGCAGAAGAATTGGTTCTAGAAGGTCCGGCAGAAATCGGACCTTATAAAAAGATATTAACATTTAATAATGGTCTAGGCACATGTACGTTGGATGGTATCGGCGAAGCTCCCGGATCGGGTTCGGGATTTTCTGGTATACTGAGAATGAGTATAGACACTGCCGAACTCAACGGAGTAGGAACTAACTATTTTCCAGGTGATATACTATCAGTAGTTGGTGGTACCGGCACTGGCACAGCCACAATACAGGTGTTAACAACTCTCACAACGCCAGGTGCTATATCTACATTTAAAATAATATCTACCGGAATATACACTGCACTACCTGGAACAACCGCGATATCTACCGTCATTTCAACATCTGCAGCACCTGTGGGCATTGGTGCTATTGGCACTGGAGCATCGTTTGATCTAACCTATAAGGTAGCCTCAGTCTCTATCGCTCCTGGTGGCGGTGGCTCAGGCTACGGTTTAGTATCTGTGCGCATTACAGGTGGTGGTGGTAGTGGTGCATTTGGTACTGCTGTAGTTACTAGTGGGGTAATCACAAGTATCACTATCACTGATAAAGGATCAGGTTTTACTTCCTTGCCAACTCTGCTAGTTAATCTGCCTCGATTTAGGATTCGCACAGATGGATACCGAACTGATTTCACCGGAGACGTTTTAACTAATACTCCCGAAGCTATACGTGGTCGAGATATTCGTGAAGGTCTGTTTCTTCGAGGAGAAACTTCTGGCGCCTTGGCGCAGATATTATCACACACAGGTGCCTTAGACAGCGATGGCAATGAAATATTCGACGTTGACATAAAATTTGGTAACTTTGTAACTGATGAAGTTATATCCTACGGTGACATCAGTAAAAGTATTCAGATTTCCATCTTGGTAGAAAGCGGAGAATACTATGAAAACTATCCGTTAAAGGTACCACAAAACTGTTCTATTGTTGGTGATGAATTTCGTAGAGTGATTTTTAGACCATTACCAGGCGTAAGTTCGAGTCCTTGGGCGTTTCAAAAATTCCGTAGAGATCTGGTCATAGATGGATTAACTACTGCTAATAAACTGTTTGCCTATCACTATCTGTCAGACACAGATGCACCAGTGTATCCGCCTATTAATAATCCCGGAAACTACGACTCGGCTGCTACACTATTGGATTTAAACAGAACATTCCTACAAAATGAAATCACTGCTTGGATCAACAACAATATTGATGTAGCCGGTGTCGGTTCAATCTGGTACAATTTTGAATATCTAGAATCTAAATGTCAACGCGATATCGGATTAATTGTAGATGCCATTGTGTTTGACCTCAAGTATGGCGAATATAATCGCACAGTCAGTGCTGCACTGAAATATTATCAAGGTGCTAGTGCTCAGTATGCGATTACTGTACAGCTAGAACAATATCAGGAAGTATTGGTTAAACTCAACCAATTGATGCAGAGTATTATAGATAATACTGAGATTACCCCAGTTTATAACCCTACGTTCCCACAGATCATAGATCAAGCATTTGTTGCAGAAGTGGGTGCGGACAGTGTTGTTTCTAGCCTTATCACTGCTATTGATAATATCATTGATGAAAGTGGACCCGGATTTGGCAGCGTAAATCAACCCAAAAACAACGAAGAGATGGATGTGTTCTTGGCTAATGATGCTGTGCGCTGGCAGGCTATTACCGCACAAGGACATGGCGGATTCATGGGAATATTAGATCCTACAGGCCAGATATTGGCCAAGTCACCATACTTCCAAGAATGTGCTTCATTCTCAAGAAGCAAAGATCGTCAAGTATTTGCAGGTGGTATGTTTGTAGACGGGTTCACCGGCAATCTGCAATTCCGTCACAATACTACCAGCGGAGATTTTCTCACACTAGGTGTGTCAGGACTGGCTAGATTCCCTCAACTGCCCTGTTCTTTCTTAGTAGATGATTCGGTATTCCGTGTAAACTATGTTAGAGATTTTGTGTACGATCCCGCTGGATCTTCGGCTAATCTTGTATTAGACGATATAAACCCATTTACTCGTGCAGCAGGCACACAGACCTGTACCATTAGCTTTGCGTCGCCGGCAGTGATAACCAGAGTAGCCCACAGACTACAACCTGGCGCTACTGTGGTGTTCAGTACCACAGGCACACTACCTGGCGGGATAGTCGCTGGCCAGGAATATTTTATAGCTGAAGATGGACTTACTAATAACACCTTCAATATCAATGCCGCATTTGGTTCAACTGTTAAAGTAAACACAACCAGTGCTGGTTCGGGTGTTCACAGCTATCAACGAATCTATGAGATCTTGATGCCAGGTAACAGATCAATGCTGTGTAACGACTTTACACAGATTAACGATTTAGGCTACGGTATCTGCGCCATCAATGGCGGGTTGGTAGAAGCTGTGAGCATGTTTACTTACTATTGCCACATCAGCTACTATAGTGTCAATGGCGCACAGATCAGATCAATAGGAGGATCAAGTGCGCATGGTAATTATGCCTTGGTAGCAGAAGGATTTGATCCACTAGAAATTCCTACTCCGACCAGTGTGTTTGAAGAATTCGCACAGAGAGTCAAATGTTATTTTCCGAACTCAGTCTATGAAAATACTCTAAATGGCCTGTTCATCTATATCTACGGTTATGATTATCTACCATTAAATGCTTCAGAACTAGAAGTAGATCACGGCGGAATTATCGTCAGATATCCTATTACTACTGTTGCTCAAGAAGACTCATTCCCCGCAGGTGTAGCTCGTTTGAACCTGACTACAGGATCGAGCGGAGCAGAAAGCGACGGTCTGTTTGCTATTGTGCCTGACAATACCGTGATGACCCTAAGAAACAATGGACAGATCGTACTTACTGGTGGTCTTGAGAATGTAGCTGTGCGTCCATCAACTGGTCTTAAACTACGAGAAACCAGTAACACGGTATATCGTGTACTGCTGTTTACGTCCATGGAGGACACCACCGGACCTTATCCGGTTAGTATTACCAATGCATCTCCTGCAGTGATTAAGATTTTAGTGACCGTGAACACTATCACAGATAATCTCGTAACCACCCAACAGAATCACAAACTAAAATTAGGTGATAAGTTCATACCTACTTCTACCGCTAATGGGTTTGTCAGTGGAACTACGTATTACGTGATCTCAGTTCCAGAAGCCAATCAGTTTACTGTCAGCACTTCGTCAGGTGGTAGTGTACATGCCCTTGTTAACGGTAGCGGATTAACCATACAGGGTGTAAAGACACACAAGCTAATAGAAAATTACACAATTAGTTTTAGATCCACAGCTGGATTCACTGCCACCATCAGCGGTACCACACTCACTATTGTTAGTTTGACATTCGGTACCATCGCTACTGGTATGACCTTGACTGGTCTTGGCATCACTGCTGGGACCACAATCAGCAGTGGGTCTGGCTCAACCTGGACCATTAACAACAGTCATACGATAGCATCACCGTTGTCAATGATCTTAACTGGAGCAGTTCCTACCGGCATCACTGCAGAAACTGAATACTATGTGTTGCCCGACGGTCTCACAGATACAGAATTCCGTGTCTCCGCTACAAAAAATGGAGTGGCAATCAATACTAGTTCTGTAGGCCTAGGTACATTCACACTCACGCATGAAGGTCTGACCAAGACCAATCTCAGAGAAAACTATGACTATGTAGAATTGACTCTTAATGTACCAGGTGACACTGCCATCTATAATCTGGTAGCCTCTGACACCACTGTGACCACTAATTTAATTACTCTCAGTACCATTAGTTATCAGGTTAAACCAGGCATGCCTATAGTGTTTGCAGGCACTACATTCGGTGGCATTACAGCCAGCACCGTATACTATGTAAGGTCGAGTCCATTTAGTGCCAACATTCCAATTGCCACAGTAGAGAGATCCGGTGCTACTGCTACCATAGTAACATCAGTAAATCACGGTCTGGCTTCTGGACAAACTGTAGATATCAACACTACCGGTACTGCACTAGATTCAGACAACGCAGTGGTAATCACGGTGACTAACGCTACTACCTTTACCTATACATCAGGAGTAAGTGGAACCATTACTCTGGTGGCTGCTGCTGCAGGACGTGTGGTTCCAGATTCAAAGATCACTGTCAGCGCTACACAAGGCGGTGCCACCTTAACTCTAAGTACAGCTTCGGGTACAATGACCGCGGTGGCTGGAGGAGAACTGGGTGCCACAATCACTATTGCTACGCCCGGTGTGGTCACTGTCACTGCTCACGGTTTTGCTGTCGATGATGTTATCTGTTTCAAAACCACAGGTGCACTACCTGGAGGTGTAAGTACAAACATCAATTATTTCGTGCAATCTACCCCCTCACCTGATACGTTTACACTAGCAGTGACCCCCGGAGCAGCAAGTGGGATTGCTACTACTGGTACCCAGATCGGTACACACACCGTTACCAGAATATTCGGTAGAGCGGGAGATACACAATTTCCAGTTGTAGCTGTGCCAGATCAAAATATCAGCAGGCTCACTGGTGGTAAATTGATGTTCAAAGGTGAGGAGTACGTAGTCTCACAGTATGATGCGTTAGCTGTGACCAATACTACTTTTGCAAGAGTATATTTGAATAGACCATTAGTAGATAGTTTGATAGCATATCGAGATAGTTATACTGCCAAAGTGGCGGTGCCTATAAGATCAAATGGTGCTCTAGGTAACTTAACTATACGTATTTCTCTGACTCGTGTAACCAGTCATGATCTCTTAGAAATAGGTACAGGATCATATGCAGACACTAACTATCCCAAAGAAATTTATGGCCAAAGCGTAAACGCTCTTAACGAAGACACTGAGGTCGAGGAACGAGATGTTGGTCGTGTATTTTATGTTACCACTGATCAATTTGGTAATTTCTCTGTGGGTCCATACTTCAGAGTTGACCAAGGCACAGGCTCTGTGACCTTTGCTGCCAGCATCGCGCTGAGCAATCTAGACGGTATTGGTTTCAAACGTGGCGTACCTATTAGTGAATTTTCAACTGATTCGGGATTCACTGACAACGCTACTGATACTGTGCCTACAGAAAATGCTGCACGTATCTATATCGAAAGAAGATTAGGCATGCAACACGACGGATCAGCTGTGTCTAGTGGGCAGTTAATTCCTTCAATCACAGGTGGTTTCATGGCCCTTAATGGCACGTTGGCCATGAAGGGAACCATGCAGATGGCCAACAACAAGATCGTTAGTCTTGGAGATCCTACGGATCCACAGGATGCTGTAAATCTACGCAGCTTGACAGCAAGTAATTTGCAAGACTATACTGTAACTAATGCTAAGGCAGGAGATACTCTAGTATTCACTGGTTCAGGTGATGCTGCTATAAATGCCAGCGTAATTGGTGATATTGCCTTTGAGCTTACAACAGGAGTGGATTCTGCACTTAATCAGATTAATGCACAGATTGTGGCAGGTTCGATCATTAATAGTGATATTAATGCTGCTGCTGCTATTGCATATAGTAAATTAAATCTTGCAACTAGCATAGTAAACGCAGACATAAACTCTGCTGCTGCTATTGCATATAGTAAATTAAATCTTGCAACCAGCATAGTAAACGCAGACATAAACTCTGCTGCTGCTATTGCTGTTAGCAAGTTAGAAACACTGGCTCCAGATACTTTAGTAGGTAATTCATCAGTGACTGCTTCTACGCCTAGCGCAGTAGCATTCAGCACTGTGGTAGACGAAGGCGGATCCATAAAGAAAACACAATATTCTAGTGTGGGATTTCTCAAACGAGTTAGTGGTGTTAGTAGTACCGCAGACGTAAATTATAGTATAATAAACTCTTCAGCAGGATCATCTGCATTAGTCGGAGCATCGGAGCTCATAGCCAGAGACTCAAATGGAGACTTTGGTGGTCGAACCATAGACGTACAGAGTATCAAGATTGATACCAACTTGTCCATAGACACAGATGTAGTGGGGGGTTCTGGTGGTTATATTCGATACTACGGGTTTAATTCGGTAGGCGGAATATTAATCCAAAGTGATACTGCAGTTTCCGCCAACAATAAAATTGCATATTGGAATGATTCACATGAATTTAAGAACAAGACTGGCGCAGCAAACGCACCTATAATTTGTTCAACTATTACGGCGACCACTGCACAGATTACAGAAATAACCACTGGTGGTAACACCACAGCAGGTACAATAACAGGAAGATGGACACTCACCGGCACTTCGCCTAATGAATCGAGACTTCAAGCCACATACTCTGCTGACCTAGCAGAAAACTACGAAGGTGATGAACAGTATGAAGTAGGTACTGTACTGGTGTTTGGCGGTGACAAAGAAGTCACTGTTAGCACCGTAAAAGGTGATACCCGAGTAGCAGGTGTTGTTTCTAATACCGCTGCCTATACCATGTTTGAAGCCTGTCCGGGATTGAAAAATCTCGTGGCCCTACAGGGACGTGTGCCCTGCAAGGTAGTAGGAAAGATTAAGAAAGGTGACATATTGATAACTTCAGGAATAGCAGGTGTGGCAGTAGCTGCCAGCGGAGATATCAAGGTAGGTACAGTGGTCGGTAAAGCCATCAAAGACTACGATTCAGACCATATTGGATTAGTCGAAATAGCAGTAGGGAGAACATAATGGCAGCAACATTTTTAGGGTCTATCACAGGAACTACCCTTACTGTAACTTCGTTGGTATCAGGTACGATCACAGTAGGAAATGCTCTGTATGGTACTGGAGTATTACAAGGTACTTTTATCGTTTCTGGATCAGGCAGTTTATGGACTGTGAATTTATCACAGACTGTGGTTTCAGATGGCAGCAGTTTAATCACAGCCACCGCATTTAATAACAACATATCACCAGGAGCACCTCCATTATTATGGAGTGATGTTAATGAAGCATTCACACTGATCAATGAAAATTTTGATGTTATAATCGCTACTATAGGTGGCGGAAGCGGCCTTACACCTATAAACTTTGAAACTCTCGATACTGACCTTCGTCCAACCACAGATAATCTACGCAGTCTTGGTAGTGTTACGAATCGTTGGAAGTCAGTTTATACCAGCGAACATACTTTAGTTGATCCAACAAACGGTGTATTTCTAGGAAATGCACAGATCAAAGGTATCGGTCTGACAGTTAATCTTCCAGCCAATTCTACTATCGGGGGAGATCCCATAACTGGTATTGGCACCAGCCTGATCATAGATCCAGAAAAGACATTCTTTAAAACCATCGAAGTTGATGCAGGCAACAGTGTGGTGGCTACAGAATTTGGTGACACTCTAAACTTGATCAGTGGCAGTGGAGTCAGCATGATGGTAAGCTCGGGTGCAGACTCAATCACTATCTCAAACACAGGTGTGCTGTCAGTGGCAGCTGGATCTGGAATAAGTGTTGCTACTGTGAGTGGCACATCCACAATAACCAATGCTGGTGTGCGTAGTCTACAGAGTACTACTGCACTGCCCTCAGGTAGAACCACAGGCGCTGGCATTAATATCACTGCAGGCACTGGTGACAACATCAGAGTTACCAACACCGGAGTGATCACGATATCGTCAGGTGTAGGTATCACCGTGAGTACAGATGCTGCCACAGGTGATGTCACTATCACAAACTCTGCACCAGCGGTCAATGCATTCACCCAGATTGAAGTCAATGGTGATAGTGCTAATAGATTACAGGCTGATGCAGTCAGCGACGTGCTGAATATCACCAGCGGTGAAGGAATAACGCTTACCAAAGATCCTGCTACAGATACTCTAACTATCACAGTCAATCCAGTGTTTGATCTACGAGGTTCGGTGTTTGCTGATGACTCAACTGTGATGGTAGATGCTGTGGCTGGTGTGTTACGAGGTAACTTTATTGGTTCGGTATTTGCAGATAATAGTTCGCAGATCATAGATGGCAACACTGCCACAGTCTACGGTAACATTGAAGCCACAACATTAAGAACGTCAGAACCGAGAATAGTGTTAGGATACCTAGCTGGATCTACTGGAGGTAGTGGTGCAGTTATAACAATAGGATCACTAGCAGGTGCAACAAACCAAGGCACAGGAGCTATGGCTATTGGCCCGTATGCGGGTCATACCAATCAAGGTATATCAGGAATGGCCATAGGTCCGTACGCAGGTTATACTGGTCAGGGATTAACTACTCTAGCTGTAGGTGCATACGCAGGACAAACTAACCAAGGCAACGTGGCTTTGGCCATTGGAGCATTTGCTGGTAATGATGGTCAGGGGACTAATGCAGTGGCAATAGGACCTTATGCGGGCGGAACCAATCAAGGAGCCGGTTCTATCGCTATTGGGTTGTATGCTGGATCTCTTAATCAATCTGCTAACAGTATAGTTTTAAATGCCAGTGGAGTTGCATTAAACGGATCTGCAGCAGGACTTTATATTGATCCTATTAGATCAACAACAAGTTCTGCTAGACCAGTAGTGTATGATTCTGGTACCAAAGAATTGTTCTATACATCTACATTAGAATTTATTAACAGCACTATTTCAACCAGTGATTCATCAGGTCTTATTGTAGATGTACAAACAACATTCAACACAGACGTTACTTTTGAAAACGATATCATTGTAGCTGAAAGGTTAACTGTAAAAGGCAGTAGAGTTATCAACTTAACTGAATTACAAGCTATAACGGCGGCAAGCACAGACTTTGCTGACTTCCAGACTAGAATAGCAGCATTGGCATAACGGAGCGACAAATGGCAAAACAATCAATAAACGTAGGCACCACAGCTAATGATAAGAAAGGCGATAGCCTACGAGCTGCCTTTGTAAAAGTCAATGCTAACTTCACAGAACTATACAAGGCTGTAGGGCTTGCTGACACAGGACAAGATACTGCATTAACATTTGTAGGCAGTACTATCGGCACTGATGATAGTTCAAGTATTGTGATTGATCGTGCAACTACTGTCTCCAGCAACCTGTCAGTGGGTGGAGACATTCTGCCACAGACTGCTCTTGGTGGCGATCTAGGCTCAAGCACACTGCCTTGGCGCAGCCTGTATGTCAGCAACAACACAATTTATATTGGTGGCACAGCGGTAGGAATAGATGCTAATGGTAATTTAACAGTCAGCGGCAGTCAAGTAAACACTCCGAGCAGTACATTAGTCAACGGTGCCAACACATTGAGCCTCGGATCAGATGGTGTGTTAACACTGCCTGGTGGTCGTACCCGTATTGGCACATTGCTGGGATCAGATGCTATTATAGCCAACGAGGACACAGCATTTGGTGTTGTAGCACAAGGAACAAATGGCACAGTTCAACTGGTGTGGGTAGAAGATCTAGAAAATTTTTATACCAGCAACATAGCGGCTGTATATGTAAATTCTGGAGGTCCAGGTAGTGTTAGAATAGCAACAGGTGCCAATAGCGGCCCTGGACCCAATCACTGGGAGTTTAACGATGCTGGTGCATTAACATTTCCACAAGGCACCACAATTGCCACCGCTGACGGCTCAAATGCATTTGTCATAGACGGTGCTGTTGACAAAGATGTTCAAATATATACCTACAGTGGTGAGACTGCTCGCGGATGGACCTTTGGCACAGATGGTGATCTAGAGATTCCCGGCGATATCAAGAGCAACGGCAATATCAACATTGACATCAACTTGGCAGACTCAACACTGCGTAGATGGCAGTTTGGTGAAGATGGCAATCTTGAAACTCCGGGTGGTATACAGGTCGCAGGTATTCTCAAGATAGACGACGGAGTACACGAAAAGTTACAAACTAAGGCAGATGCTACAGGTACAGTAACACACGATTGTTCATTAGGTCACATATTCTATCACACAAGCCCAGATGCCAATTGGACAGCAAACTTTCTTAATCTAAATTTATCTAGTGGCTATGCCACCTCAGTTACCTTAGTTATAGAACAAGGTGCTACAGGTTACTACCCTAGTGCGTTTCGGATAGACTACATGGTTCATGCTATTAAATGGCAGGGCAATACCACACCAACACCGAGCACCAACAGAACTGATGTGGTTACTTTTAGCATTATCTGCACAGCTACTGATACCTACACAGTGCTGGGACAACTAACAGGATTCTAACATGCTGGGTTCATTCACAGGCACATTCAAGTTTGGTCGACGCCGTCGTCTCTCACTGCTACCAGCAGGCTATGTTACTCTAGCTGGGTTGACATGGGCTCCTATGACCACAGGTGGAACTTATGCAGCAGCTCAAACCCACGCCGCAAACTTCACAGGTCTAGGCTTTTCAGCAGGCACATGGCGAACGGCCACAGTTGCGGAAATTCAAAGTCTTGCATCAGTACTCAGTTATGCTGACGCTCAAAGTGTTTATGGGTGGGTATTTTCAAGTCATGCTTACAATATTTGGACTTCAGAGTCTGGGCGTGTTGTTAATTTTTTTACAGGGGCCAATGTTGGAACTTCAAATACTAATAATTTCAATTTTCTAGTTTGCAAAACTCCTGCATGATTTGGATGCTAATAAACGGTAAATATACTAAAGAGAGCGTGTTATGACAATTCAAACAATTAATATCGGCAATGTGGTAAATGATGGCCTAGGCGATGATCTACGCACGGCTTTTCAAAAGGTAAATGCTAACTTCAGTGATTTAAATTCGCAATTGACCATCACTGCTGTGAACATCAATGACACTGGCGTAGGTGTGTTTAAAGAAAAGGCAGGCACAGAACTGCGATTTAAAAAACTGGTCAGCGGTACAAAAATGCTGCTTACTGACACAGACACCAGCATAGTGGTTAACAGCACAGCTCCAGATGCATTTATCAGAATAGACACTGACGCCGGGGTGATGTTAGCCAGCACACATCAACAGATCACTATAGCAGGTACGGCAGCTCCGGGGTCTACCACCAGCGTCAAAGACATTGAGGTCACGGCGTTTAATTCTACTCTGTCAATAAAGACCATTATACCTGTCACAGACATATTAACCTCATATGATTTTGGCGCTATCACCGGTACTCTTAATAACTCCATGCAGGCGCTGTTCGCAGCATCTAATATGGACTTTGGCACAATTACTCTGCCAGGCAGATTTGATCTAGACTGCGGCAGCATTGTTTAAGGTGAAATCTAGATGATAACCTGGATCACTCCCGCTGGCAGTCTAGGCATACTCACCGAACGTATCATAGTCGATCTGCCATTGTCTGCCACTAGCGATCTTGGCGCAGTCACCATGACACTGTTGGCAGGTGCCCTGCCTAGAGGTCTCAGACTCAACAATAATGCTATTAAAGGTTCGCCTACTGAGGTCAAGGTCTACACCACCAGTAAATTTGTGATCCGAGCTTCTGATGGTGTAGACATAGAAGACCGCACCTTCAGCATGACAGTGGACGGATCGGATGCTCCTATATGGTTAACACAAGAAGGATTCCTTAACATAGGTCCTGCTGAAGCCTACTTTGTCTTAGACAATGCTCAGGTTAACTTTCAATTAGAAGTCGCTGACACAGATTTAATCGCCGGTGATCAGTTGGAATTTTATCTAGTACCTAACGGCGGACTACTACCTCCAGGTTTATCTCTGAGCCGAACGGGAGTAATTTCTGGTTTCACTGATCCTATATTTGCTCTAGAATATCTTAGAGATGCATCTGGAGGCTACGATACGGCACCTTTGGATGTAGCTCCATTAGATTTCGTTGAAGCTAGATCCAACGGGTTTGATACATTTGTCTATGATTCACAATATTTTGACTACAACGAGCCCAGCCGATCACCTAGAAGACTCAGCAGAATCTACACATTTATTGTAGCTGTCACTGACGGTGTACATACAGAAACTAGATTGTTTAAGATCTATGTGGTAACTGAAGAATTTTTACAGGCAGATAACTCCATTGTACAGGTCGATACCAATCTGTTTACATCAGATGCTAATAGCAATCGAACTCCTATATGGATTACTGAAAGTGATCTTGGGCGATTCCGAGCCAACAATTACGTAACTATTTTTCTAGATGTGTATGATCCTCCTACTTTGACTGGAACTATAACATATTTTCTATTACCCACTAACGCAGACGGATCACTAAGTCAACTTCCCCCAGGCATGGCTCTAGACAGTGTCACTGGAGAAATAGCGGGACGTGTGCCCTATCAGGCCAGAGTATCAAGAACTTATAACTTTACTATGCGGGCTGCTAATTTTACCAGCATCTTGGCCTATTCTAATTATACACTTAAAGGCACATGGAACAACAGCACCGCTTATCTAGTCAATGATGCTGTGATATATCTAGGACTGATCTATATCTGTACTGTGGCACATCGCAATCGACTGCCCACAGATGTAGAATTCTGGATCGCGGGGGTTTCAACCGCTGACAAACAGTTCACCGTGGAAATAGTAGGCGAAATTGACAGCGCAGTAGCATGGATCACCGACAGTGATCTCGGAACTATCAAACCTAACCAACCCAGTCAAAAATATGTTCAAGCAGAAACACTGTTGTATGGTGGTAGGGTAGGTTATGAATTTGTATCAGGTACACTGCCGCCAGGACTGACATTTGTGCCTACGGGTGATATCCAAGGCAAGGTCAAACAGTTCGCAGATGAGGCTGGTCCAGGCCTGACTAGATTCTATGAACGTGTAGACAGTCTAGCACCTGCAGAGGACAGTTCCACCTTGAGTAAAGATTTCACCGGTGCATTCGACGGCGGTGTAACAGGATTTGACAAAAAGTTTACATTCACTATACGAGCTCGAGACAGTGTGAACTTCGCTACTCTTAACAGAACTTTTAGTATAACAGTTGTAGCAGAAAACACTAAAACATTCGCTAATCTATATGTTAAAGCCTTCCAGACCAAGAGCAAAAGACTAGCCTGGTATAATTTTATCACAGACGTAACTATTTTCCAACCCAGTGATTTGTATAGATACGGTGATTCAAATTTTGGTGTGCAGACCGCATTACAGATCTTGGTATATGCAGGTATAGAAAGTGTAGAAGCTGTTCGCTATGTACAGAGCATGAGCAGAAATCACTATCGCAAGAGATTACAGTTCGGAGATCTAGGTGTGGCAAAAGCCAAAGATCAACAAACTCAAGAAACTATATATGAAGTTATCTATGTCAACATTGTTGATCCTTTAGAAAAAGATGGTCGTAGTATCAGCGGCACGGTAAATTTACCTAACAACATTAATAGTCCTGTTCTTATCAGCTATGACAGCATAAAAATTGACAGTGATATACCATTAGTCAGTGACCGAGATCATCAAAGAATATTTCCAAATAGTTTAAAAAATATGCGTAGGCGAATGGCCGACACTGGTGCTAATGATCGTGAATTTTTACCTCTCTGGATGCGTAGCATACAGGATGCTGGATCATACGAACCAGGTTATGTAAAAGCTCTGCCCCTGTGCTACTGTAATCCCGGCACAGCAATCAATGTTTTGGCCAGAATTCGGGCTAGTGGGTTTGATTTTAAAACCGTTGATTTCGTAGCAGATAGATACGTCATAGATATTGTAGACGGAGAAATAGATGATAAATACCTTGCATTTCCGCAACGTGGAGAAAAATTACCTTGACAAGCCTTATCAATTTCGCAGCAATAAATGAAAACTTTCCTGTAGCTGGACAGGACAATGATACACAGGTATTCAGAGATAACTTTGATACCATAAAAACCAACTTTTCAGCAGCCAAAACTGAAATTGAAGATCTACAGGATAATGTGGCCCGCACCGACGTTGACAGTGATTTTAACTATAATGTGGCCACTGCTATCACTCTACAAGACGCATACTTCCGTAAAAAAGATTATGGTGCTACAATAATAGTAGGAACCCAGGAGGTCAGTTTTAAACAGGCCATGTATCACATCATAAAGTTTGGTACTAACTGTGCTATTGAATTAACAGAGTTTCCTACCGCTGCGGTAGATGTAACCGGGCTTGGACAGGTAGGTAAAGCTACTCTTGAACTCTACGGCGATGGTACCGCAAGGACCATCACATTCACTCTAACAGGTAGTACTGTGTTGAAAAAGTCCCCAGGATTTCCTGGCAGTCTCACTGTTACGTCTGCTACCAATCCTGTGATCATCGAAGTTTGGCAACACAGCGAAGCCATTATATTTCTTAACTATCTAGGCGCATACAGCTAATGTTTCATCCTTTAGAAAGTGATTTGAGCCTGCTAAAAGATCAGGATGTTGAACTCAAACTGATCGAATTGAACAAAAAATACCACACAGCGGCCCGTTTGGGCAGTAGAGATCTCTTGACACAGCTATCAACTTTCATTACAATATATAGACAGGAACTTGCTAAAAGGCATGCAGACAAAATGAAAAGCACAGATAGCGATCTAGGTCAATTGATCAATGTTGATTAATAACTCCACTGAACAACTGATACAAGGTATTCTCAAACACGGTCCGGACATACTGGAACATTGTCAAACTTCTGATGATCTAAGTCAATACATAGATCAACTTCAAAAAGAACATCTGCATTATCCCGTCCCTCCAAAAGACATCGATCCAACATATTGGTTTATTCCTGAAAGTTACAGGACCGTGGATATACAAGATTGGTTATATCAAAGGTGTCCTATCCAGAACCGAGATAGATTAAACAAAGAATTAGAACTGTTTCGCCAACACGATATGATTCCTATGCTGCGAACCATGAAATACATCGTGGATACTCTTAGAGCCAACAATGTAGTTTGGGGAGTAGGTCGAGGCAGTTCTGTGGCCAGTTATGTGCTTCATATCATAGGGGTGCATAAGATAGACCCGATTAAATACAACATACCAATAGAAGAATTCTTTAAGGAGAAACAAAATGGGTAGAACTTATACCAGTGTTAGAGGTAAAGAGATTGACATGGAGAAATTATCTCTACGCAATGAAAAAACACCAGCTGTCGGCAACATGCGAGTTAATGCTCGTGGCGATGAGCTAGGTGAAGGTGGCAAAATCGTCCGTACTAGGGAACAGGTCCTTCAGGATTTCTATGCGCAGAATCCCAGTGCTCAGCATGAAGAAGTAGCAGTACGTGGTAATAAAAAGTAATCTATGACTACATCATTCGAAGCACGAAAAATGCAGGTCCGACCGTTGAGCCAAGACATATTGGTGCACGGTATGGACATGGGGGAGCAGACAACTGCTGCAGGTATAGTGATCCACAGCGACGATGGCAAAGCTCATGGTGTTAAACCGCGTTGGGCACAGGTCTATAAAGTAGGTGCTAGTTGTAAACTGGATGTTGAGCCAGGTCAATGGATACTGATTGAACACGGTCGCTGGACCCGCAAGATCAAGATCGACGACGGTGAAAGCGTCAAAGAAGTCCAGAAAGTTGAAGTTTCTGCTGTGATAGCTGTCACAGATCAAAAGCCCAATGATTTCTATATAGGTCAAGAATTCTCCAATGGATCTAGCATGAACATCAGTCCGCAAGATTTCCTACCTGGAAACATGTCCAAGATCAGCTAATGGGTTTCCGTAAAAGTTGGGACGTGGCAGATATATCAACTCAACTGCATGCTCTGGCTAGAGAATGCAGCAGTCCATACAACGACGGATTCACTGCCTTCTATGCCAAGCAGGATCTATATCAAATCAAATCTATCGTAGACACTGCATTGGCAGAATCTCCAGACTTCGGAGATTTGGAGAAGGACTGGTTGCAGGAACAGGAAAAAAAGCGTATCATTAAGATATTAAAGTCTTAAGGAGATACTATGACTAACCCCTTTCGCGATCAAGCGAAATTCATGACAGCCTGTGATCAGACAGTAGACAGTTGGAATCATAGTCAGTTTAATCTCTACGTTAATTTAATTGACGAAGAAGCCGAAGAATTAAAAGAAGCGATCAATAACTGCGACAGTGTGGAAATATTAGATGCACTAACTGACATCTTAGTGGTCACTATTGGTGCCATTCACTCAATGGGAGCAGATGCAGAAGGTGCATGGAAAGAAGTTATGCAGACAAACTTTGCTAAAATTGATCACGAAACCGGCAAGGTTCGCAAGCGTGAAGATGGCAAAGTACTAAAGCCATTAGGATGGACACCCCCTAATCTCAAAGAATTTGTGGAGAAAAAATGAAAGAACTATGGGTAGAGAAATATCGTCCGAAAAAAATCAGTGAATATGTTTGGCGTGATGACAATCAACGCAAGCAGGTAGAAGCATGGATTCGAGAAAAAAGCATTCCCCATCTATTGCTGAGTGGTACTCCTGGCATAGGTAAAACCACTATGGCCAAACTGTTGATCAGTGAGATCGGTATCGAGGACTATGATGTTCTAGAAATCAATGCCAGCCGTGAGCGTGGCATAGATCTCATGAAAGAAAAGATCACAAATTTTGTCAGTATGATTCCCTTTGGTCCTTTCAAAGTAGTCTTGCTGGATGAAGCGGATCGACTGACACCGTTTGCGCAGGATGCTCTCAAAGGTGTTATGGAAGAGTATTCTAACTTCAGTAGATTTATATTGACCTGTAATACTCCCAATATGATCGTACCTGCGATTCACAGTCGTTGCCAACAGTTTCATTTTACCAAACTGGATCAAACTGAATACACAGCCCGAGCTGCCACTGTGTTGGTCGAAGAAGGCATAGACTTTGATCTCGACACCTTAGACAACTATGTCAAGGTGGCCTATCCTGATCTGCGTAAATGTCTCAACCTTCTGCAACAGCATTCCACACAGGGCAAACTAACTATGCCTAGCGAAAGCGATACAGGTACCCTAGAATGGAAGTTTGACATGGTAGAACTGTTTAAGGCAGGTAAGATTACAGAAGCTCGTAAGATGTTGTGTGGT